AAGAAGATTTTTAGCAGGATGTGGACCTCAAACTGCTGGTCTTATGTTTGGAGGATATGTTTCAGCTGCTTCAAATTTAACAGAAGAATACAATGGCACTGGATGGTCTGAAGGTGGAAATTTAAATACAGCAAGAAATAGTGGTTCAGGTTTTGGTACACAAACTGCTGGTGTTTATGGAGGAGGATGGTCTGGCACAGAAGCACTTGCTTCTACAGAAGAATATGGAGGAACTTCTTGGACTGCAGGTAATAATATGGGAACAGCAAGATATTCTGTTGCTGCTATGGGAACTTTAACTGCAGGGTTAGCAGTAGGAGGAAAAGAACCTTCTGTATCAGGAAAGGCTGAAGAATATGATGGAACTAATTGGACAGAAAGTGGAGATTTAAATACTGTAAGAGAGGCTGTTTTTACAGCTGGAACTCAAACTGCAGGATTAGCAGTAGGAGGATCACCTGTACCTGGTGGTGGTAATAAAACAGAATCTTATGATGGGTCAAGTTGGACCGCTGAAACTGCAACTTTAAATACTGCAAGACACCAAGGAATTAATGGCGCAGTAGGAGTTCAAACAGCTGCTTTAGTTGCTGGTGGAGATCCACAAAGAGCAGTAACAGAAGAATATGATGGAACTGCTTGGACAGAAACAGCAGATTTATCAGCAGGAAAATCTGGACTTGCTGGAGGTGGCACAATAAGTGCAGCATGGGGAGCTACTGGATATACAACTGCAAATGTTGCTACTACAGAAGAATTTAATAACACATTTCAAGTAGTTACTGGGGCTGTATGGACAAGTGGAGGAAATTTAAATACTGCAAGATATGGTTTAAGAGGTTGTGGTACACAAACAGCTACGGTTGTCGCTGGAGGAAATGTACCACCAAATAGTAACACAGCAGCCGCAGAAGAATATGATGGTTCATCATGGACAAATGTACCTAATTATCCTGAAGTTATGCAAGATGGAGGAATGGCTGGAACACAAACAGCTGGTTTGTTTCTAAGTGGAGGAACTAATCCGAATGCTAATCCTGGGGCATCACATGAATATGATGGGTCAAGTTGGTCTGCTCCTGCAAACACACCAACCGATATTAATCAATTTGGGATGACAGGAACACAAACAGCGGCTATAACTTTTGGTGGTTATATTCCAAGTGGCCCAGGTAGAACTGATGCAGTTCAAAACTATGATGGTAGTTCTTGGTCAAGTAATCCTACATCAATGCCTTCATTATGGGGACTTAATAGAGCAGTAGGAACTAGTACAGCAGCTTTTATGGCAGGTGGTAATAATCCACCTAGTCCACCAGCAGCGGCATTAATAGCAAGTTATGATTGGAATGGTTCTTCTTTTTCTTCAGGTGGCAACACACTTACTGGAATGAATGATCATGGTGCATGGGGTACAGCAACAGCAGCATATTTTATAGGTGGGGATCAACCAACACCTACTGGAGGATCAGGAAGTAAATCAAAAAATACTTCTTATTATAATGGAACTAGTTTTGTAACTGGCATAGATATGATTGTTCAAAAAGCTACCTTCGGATGGAATAACTCGGATAGTAGTGCACCAGGGGTAGTTACTGGGGGATCAGGACCTGGTCATTTAAATAATACACAAGAATTTACAGCAGAAACATCTACCGATACAGCATCGACTATTGACTTTGACTAAAAAATAAATATATTAGAAATAACGAAAGGATTTTATGACAGATAAAAGAAATATAAAAGCGTTAATAGAAAAAGAAGCACCAAACTTAAATAATTTATTAGACCCAGAAGAGGTTAAACATTTTAAAGTTTTAACAGAAGAGCTTAAAGATACTTGGACCAAGAAACAAATGTTTAGAACGGAAACTGAGATGCAGTTTTCTGTTTTAAACGATGCAAAATATCCAACAAAGGCCGCTAAATACTGGCAATGTGTTAGAGAGCAAAATGTATTTTTAGAAAATTTAATGACATTATCTTTTGATTATAGAAGAGCAGAAGTTAAACAAAAAAGAATGCAAGAGAAATTAGATAAAGAAGAAGATCCATTAAAGAAAGAACTTTTACAAATAGATATAGATGAAAAAGTATATAGTAAAGCAAGCATGCAGCTAGTGGCGAGAGACAGGATGAGAGAAATAAAGTTATGGTCTAAGTTTAAAAAGAAATTTGATGATGGATCATTTGACACTAAAAATGTTAACACTCACCAGTTAGCTTCTTATCATTTAACTATGAAGAATAAAGCAGAGACTTTAACACCAGGTTCTTCCCAACCAGAAGTATTTAATGTATTGGGTCAGTTGCAATCGATTGAAAGAATTAAGAAAGATTTACAAATAGAAAATAAACAGAAAGAAAATGCAAAACTGGAATTCGACAAAAACTCAATCGGACAACAAGGTTAAAAAACTTTTCTTTTTAGTTGCGATGCCAAGATCGGGTAATACGATGTTTACATCTATTATGAATCAAAACTCTAATATAGCATGTACCCCTAATTCTATTACATTAGAGATCATGAAAAATTTATTTTTCTTAAAAGAAACAGATGTGTTTCAAAACTATCCAGATCATCAATCTTTAGACAATGTACTAGATTCTGTTTATGTAAATTATTATAGAGACTGGCCACAGAAATATATTATAGATCGTGGTCCTGTTATGACTACAGGCAATTTTGGTTTAATGCAAAAGCATTTTAAAAAACCTTTTAAGTGCGTAGTAATTCTTAGAGATTTAATGGATGTATTAGCCAGTTATATGAAATGGTATACGGAAAATCCTGACGCATTTCCCAATAAATATGCAAGTACAGATGATGAAAAATTAGGTATGATTATGAACACAAAAGGAGCTGTTGCAAAAGATTTAGAAGCTATAAAGAATGCCTTTAACTATCCAGAGATATGTCATTTTATGAAGTATAATGATTTAGTACAAAACCCCGAAGAAGAAATAAGAAAAGTATATAACTTCCTTGAAATACCTTTTTTTAAACATAGGTTTATTGATCTAGATCAATTTCAAGTTAATGGAATGGGGTATAATGATGGCATTGTTGGAAAAAATATGCATACTATACGAAAAGAAATTAAGAAAGAATACAACCCTTATATTGAAAAGATACCACAAAGAATAAAGGATAAATATGGACACATTAAATTTTAATTTTGTATTTTTAGGCCAATCTGTTTTAAGATATGAAGTACCTTTAGATGTATATAATATTTTAAACCATATTTATGAAACAAGGCGACATGAATTACCACCAGCTAATCCACAATTAGTAGGTAAAATTGTAAGTGAACATTCATTATTTTTTGATGGACCTCCTAATAACAAAATGCATCCACATAATTTTTTACCAGATAATGTTAAACAATGGTTTCACGTGGTTATGAGGCATTATTTAGATTGGAACAACATTACGGATTATAATATGCACATGAATTCTGTATGGGTAAATGAAATGAAAGCTAATGAATATAACCCAGTACATGTTCATCAGGGATCAATCTTTACTGGTTTGTCCTCAGTTATGATCTTAAAATTACCACAAGATACTGGTGTTGAATATTCAGCAGCGGATAAACCCATGAATGGACATTTACAAATACTAGGAAATTCATCAGGACAGTTTTCAAATATTGATTATGGACCTAGAATGAAGGAAAGAGCTTTTTTTATTTTTCCTTATGATATGAGACATTGTGTATATCCCTTTAATGGAAATGGTATTAGAAGAACTTTGGCATGTAATATGGATGTAGAGTATGACCCAATTAAGAACAGGAGCGCATGATAATAACAGAACCTAGATGGAAAAGCTGGATCGTTGAAACTAAAGAACCTTTGTTTACTCCTGAACAATGCCAAATGATTGTTGAATGTGGGCACAGACAGAAGCCGCAAAAAGCACAAGTCGGTATGGGTAAACCAGGTGGTGGATTAGATACTAAAAAAAGACTTACTACAATCAGTTGGATTCCATTTAAAGAAATGCCAGAAATGTATGATCAAGTGAATGGCTTTATTCAAAAATGTAATAGAAATCATTTTGGATTTGGAAATATACAAATAACAGAGAATGCACAGTTTACAGAATACCCTGAAAGTGGTTTTTATGATTGGCATATGGATACTGATGTCAATATGCAAAATGAGCCACCTGTTAGAAAAATATCAATGACAGTTTTATTATCTCCCGAAGATCAATTTGAAGGTGGAGATTTAGAATTAATGGCCAAAGGTAAAAGGGCTAAAATGAAACAAGGTCATGCTATTATATTTGCATCATTCTTAAATCATAGAGTAGCACCTGTTACACGAGGTATTAGACAATCACTTGTTATGTGGTTTGGAGGCACACCTTTTAAATGATGAAAGAACATTTATTTCCAACTATTATTTATGTTAAAGATTTACCCAATGCTAATGAGTTAAATCCTTATTTAGAAAAGCATATTATTGAATGGAGTAATCAAGATAAAGGAGTTAGTAAAACTAATGTTAATGGTTGGCATTCACAAACTGACATGAATCATAAAAAAGAATACGAACCTTTAATTACTGAGTTATTTCAAATGCAAAATGAAATAATACAAGAAGAGTATTTAAATATAGAACCTAAATTAGGTAATATGTGGGCTAACATTAATCCACCTGGTGGATATAATAATAGTCATATACATCCTAACTCATTATTTTCTGGTGCTTATTATGTAAAAGCACAACCTAATTCTGGAAGACTTCAAATAATGGATCCAAGACCTGGAGTTCAACAATTTATGCCACCTAGAAAAAAAGGAAAATTACCTAAAGAATTATGGAGAGAAGCTTATTATGATCCAACGCCTGGAAGACTTATAATGTTTCCTTCATGGATGTGGCATAAAGTAGAACCTAATAAAAGTAACGATATAAGAATATCAGTATCTTTTAATTTTATAATGCTATGATTTTTCAATATAAAAAATATCAAGTTATTAAGAACGCTATATCTTATGAATTAGCTAATTTTATATTTAATTATTTTTTACTTAAACGTGACGCAGTAAGTTTTTTATATAAAAATAATATAACTTACGACACAGGATTACTTGGAACATGGGGCGATGAACAAGTGCCTAATACGTATTCTCATTATGCTGATCCTGTAATGGAAACATTATTAATGAAAGTAAGACCAAAAATGCAACAAGAAACAGGGCTTCAATTAGTGCCAACATACTCTTATGCAAGGTTATATAAAAAAGGAGATATTTTAAAGCGTCATAAAGATAGACCTAGTTGTGAAATATCTACTACTCTCAATTTAGGAGGCTATCCTTGGCCTATATTTATAGATGGTACAGGAGCTGATACAGTCATAGACGAATACAAAAATATACATAAACCCAATGCCCCAGAAGGCACTAAAGTATTGCTTGAAGTAGGAGATATGCTAGTATATAGTGGATGCGAATTAGAGCATTGGAGAGAACCACTTGAAGGAAATGTCTGCGGACAAGTCTTCCTTCATTATAACCATGTAAATGGTCCTTTTGCTGAAAAGAATAGGTTTGACAAAAGGCCAATGTTAGGTATTCCCCCAACAAGGAATATATAATATAATGGTTCTTTATGTTACAAAAATTAAGATTTGATCCAGGGTTTAATAAACAAGTTACTGCTACAGGTGGTGAAGGCCAATGGGTTAGTGGTGATTATGTTCGTTTCAGATATCAATCTCCAGAAAAAATAGGTGGTTGGGCTCAATTAGGAGACAACACTCTTACTGGTAGAAACACAGCACTACATCATTTTGTCAACGCTAGTGGTATTAAGTATGCCGCATTAGGAACAAACAGAATTTTATATGTATATTCTGGAGGAGCATTTTATGACATTACTCCTCTTAAGAGTACAACAACTTTAACTAGTGCTTTTACAACAACACAAAGCGATGCAACTGTTACACTAACTTTTTCATCTGCTCACAATATTAAAAAATACGATATTATTTATTTAGATAGTTTTTCATCTATTACTAATTCAAATTTTGATGAAGATGATTTTAATGGTATTACTTTTATGGTAACATCAATTCCAACTTCTACAACACTTACTATTGAAATGGGATCAGTAGAATCTGGATCAGGAGCCAGTACTTCTGGTGGCATAAGAGTTAAACATTACTATTCAATTGGCCCTGCCGTTGAGGCGTCAGCTGCTGGTTGGGGATTAGGATTATGGGGTGGTACTGTAGCTGGAGAAGTTTTTGATACTTTAGATGGAGCATTAACTTCAGGATCATCAAGTATTGTTTTAGATGATTCATCAGGTTTTCCTGCTTCAGGGACAGTTTTAATAGATAATGAAAGAATTGCTTATACATCAAACACTACTGGTACGGGTACTTTATCAGGTTTAAGTAGAGGATCAGACAATACAACAGCTGCATCACATTCTGATGGAGCAACAGCAACTGATGCTTCTGAATATACTAAATGGGGTGCATCGCAAACAGGTGACATTGTAACAGCTCCAGGACTATGGTCCTTGGACAATTATGGAAATAAACTTATTGCAACTATCGTGGATGGTGCAACTTTTGAATGGGATTCAGATGCAACAGGTGCAACATCAACACGAGCAACAATCGTTGCTAACGCACCAACAGCAGCAGTTCAAACTTTAGTATCTACACCCGATAGACACTTAGTATTTTTTGGAACAGAAACTACTATTGGTACAACTACTACTCAAGATGATATGTACATTAGATGGTCGGATCAGGAGAGCATCAATGCTTCAACTTCTTATGCACCTTCAGCAACCAATACCGCTGGTACACAAAGACTGGCTGATGGAACACGGATCGTGGGAGCTTTAAGAGGTCGGGACGCAATTTACATTTGGACTGATACATCTTTATTTATTATG